ACAATAGCATTGCCAATACTGTTATTATGAATAATCTCTTATTTTGTTGTTTGTAGTCTTTTAGCATTTCCATTGCTATGCTTTCTTGCTTTATTCCATCTAACTCTTGTTGTAAGTAGTATACATCATCTTTTAATCTCATCTTATTCCCCTTTCTTATGGTACAACTTGATATGTTGCTCCATCGCTTTTTCTACCCTGTTATCTATCTCTTTGTCATAGTTATCTAGAATATCTAGGATCTTGTCTAATTTCTTTTCCACCTGTGTTAGTCTATAATCGATTAATTGTTGATTAGTTGATTCTTTATCTTGTTCTTTTATGTTTGTTATTGTGTCTTTCTTTCTTGCATAGTAAAAATTAAACACATTCAATGCTATTCCTAAAATACTTATAACTAGTGCTACTGTGATTGTTTCCATGTTGTTTCCCTCTTTCTAGTTTTAGTATAGCATTTATCTTATCCTTTGACAAATGGCTCATAAATGCCCACAGATGAGTTTTTCTATCGTAGATGGGTAATTGTCCTATCTCTTGTTGTTTTGTTCTTACAATGAATTAGAGGGGCTTATTTGTCCCTCTTTAGTTCATAGTCATAGCATGTATCTAGATGTCTTATCATGAATTCCAATTGACTTCTTATTCTTATGTATTCTTCTTCTGTGATTACATAGTCTGTTCTCATGATCCTTTCTGAATATTCATTGATTGCTGTTATTAGGTTTTCCATAACCTTGCCTCCTTTATTTAATTTTCAATGAGCATGTATGCGAGAGTATTCTCTCCTCATCATACACCTGTATTATATTATAATATTATAGATAAGTCTAGAAAAACTATTTGTTGGTTCGAATAAATGTTATCAAATCACACTTTCTTACATAACAAAAAGACCTTCTTCAGGTCTTTCGTAAGGACGGTATCCATCCTACGCATAAGTAAAAATGGAATATATTGCTAGTTTCCTAGCACTTTCAATATAACACTTTTTTAACGATCTTGCAAATTGACCTTTGTTCGCCTGTATCCTGATACTTTCATTCGTTCTTTGTATTCAGGTAGTCCACTTGCTTTTGTTAGTTCTCTATATTCTTTATTTAGTTTTGTGATCTTGTCTTGGCTTTCCAATATCCACTCTTCATCTCCTGTGGCTTTAGCCATGATCTGCTGATCTTTCATCTTTCTTATCCTTGTTTCTAATTGTCTTTGGAGTTGAGTTCCTTCATACATCGTATAGTGCTTACCATTGTACTCAAATCCTTCTTCATTTCTTTGTTTGATGTTTTCTAGTTCTTCATTGCTATAGTTTTGTTCACTTACACCCAACACTATTGCAAATGTGTAGTGGTAGCAGTTGTATTCTCCTATTGGTCTGAATTCTACTGCTTCATCGTTAGTTCTGACTCTATGTCTATGCATGTTTATTTTCTTTTTGTCATATGTTCTAGCATATCCTGTTGTTTGTAGTTTGGTATATTCTTTTGTGCTAAATTGCTTTCCTTGAGCATCTGCATGGTCAGGTGCAGGGTTGTTATGCACACTTACCTCTACACCATCGGAGTCAAACTCTTTTCCTAATTGTTGTTGTATCTCTTCATGTAGATGTGTAATTCCACCTTTTAGGTTCATTCTTACTGCACTATCTAACCTTCTTGATGTTCCTGTTTTGTAGTAATCTACCTTTTTTTCTCCATCAACTGTCCTTAATCCACTATTTGATAGTTGTTTTAACGATCTTCTCATAGCACTATCGAATGTTTCTTTTCCTGATCCTACATTTAGCACTGCTTCATCCATTATGTTTTGGTAGGTTCTTGCTACATCTGTGTATATTACTCTTTTTCCTACTTTTCTTGCAAATGCCATTGTTTTTGTTAGGTTTAAGTATTCTTTTGCTGTTATATCTGCTATGGCTCTTATTTGCCTTTGTAATACTTCGTTTTCTTCAAATGGTATGTATTTAATATTTCTATATTCGTAAAATTGCCTTGCAAATTCATAATCATTTTTGGCTACTTCTTTGAATATCTTATATATGTCCTTTACATTCAAGTCTGTTATTTCTGCTAATTTTTTTGCTATCTTGTCATAATCTCCACCATATTTCATTATTTGTATTAGTTCCTGTGCCTTTGATGGAGATAGAGTGCCTATCTTTTTGACACTCTTTCCTATTTCCTGTAGCACATATTCATTTCCTTGCTCGATTCTTCTTACAAGTCTTTCTACTACTTTATCTATTACTTCTTCTGAAAGCATAGGATATTACCTCCTATTCTTTTTCTTCTTTCTTTTCCTCTTCTTCAGGTTCTTCATTCTTTGTTGATTTAGTTCCTAATATATCATCTATATCTTCTTCTTGATCTTGGATTTCTTCTATCTTTTGTTTTGCTATTTCAGTTGTTTCTCCAAATATCTTCTCACGATATTCTACTTTTCCTAATACTCCTGCTGATAGTTCTCTTAATGCTCTATTTGATTCTGCTTCCTTATCTTCTATGATACTGTCATCGAATTGAATTACCATATCTTCTGTGTCTATGTTGTATTGTCCAAATTGCGTACTTGCATAGCATAAAGCCTTTACCAAGTCATATATTGAACTTTCGTATCCTATTTCTAGTTTCTTTTTTCTTCTGAATAGTTTACTGTTGCTAGACACTACTGCAGTTGCAGTTGATAGGTTTGTTCCATCAAAGTGGTAGTGGTTTTCTCCAAATCCTACTTTGTTCCCTAGTATGTTTAGGTTAGTGTTTAATGTTTCTATTTGTTGACCTGTTCTTAATCCATCAGCATCAGTTTGAATTAAGTCATCTTTTGTTGCTCCTGTAGGTAGTTGATATACTGTAGTGTCGTTTGGATCAAATACTAACTTTTGTGTTCCATCATCGTAATTGAACATATCTGCTCTTACGAATGTTCTCTTTCTACCTTCGTTTATTTCGTTCTTTAATGCATCGAAACATATGTCTACTGTTTTCATGTTATCTATTGCATTTGCATAGTGTGGTATTCCAAATGGGTTGTTATCGTATAGGTTGTTTGTTAATAGTGGTTCGAATACACTAAACCATTTAATGTCTGACTTTGTATCGAAGTCCTTTAGTGTTTGTTCTGATGTTATTTCTGTTAGTGTTCCATTTGTTTCTTGGAATAGATGGTTGAATATATGGTAGTTATCTTTTACCTTTTTGTGTACTGATAATACTACATATTTCTTTCCGTTTACGAATTCTACACTACCGAATGCACACTCTGTTATTTCTTTATTGTTCCAACTTAATGGGAATATCCAATCGATGTCTACTGTGTCGATTCTTGCTTTAGCATTGCTTGTGTCTAGTGTCATGCTATCTTCATTTGCTATTAAGTCATAGACACTTACTACTGTTGCACTTGTTCCTAATGCTCCTGATTTCTCTATTACTCTATTTATTACTGCATATAAGTCTAATTCGTTTGATAATTTATCGAATTCATCTTGATTCTTTTCATCTTTCATTGATATTTGGCATTTCTCTGACCATAGGATATCTGACCAATCTTCTGATATCTCTTTTGCCATGTTCATTGTGTATCTTTGTTGTTTTATTTTCCTGTTACCGTTGTATATGAAGTAATTGTGAAATGATCTAACATTTCCCCTGTACCATGATTTCCATTGTTCTATGTATGATCTTATGCTATCCTTTATGGCTGTATTGTAGCCATAGTTCTTTACTAAAAAGTCCTCTAATTTCATTCAGTATCCTCCTTTTTAATTAATTTGTACCCTGTTCCATCATCATAAAATTCAGGGCTTATATTTGTTTTTTCTACAAATTCTTTTATGTTTTCATATTTATTTTGTTCTTGCATCATACTCTATCACCAACTTATTCCATCCATCTATCTTTTGGATATATGCTTTCTTTAATTTTAATTTTGTTTTTCTTGGTAATATCAATTCGCTTTCGCTACTATTACCTGTGAAGTATCCTGTGTTACCTTTTGGTACATTTATTTTCATCATGACATTTGTTACTTGTTTTGTTAAATTTTTGTCTATGCTAGTTGATGTAGATAAAAACCTTTGTGCTTCTACTTCTGATCCTATGTATTTATCATTTAGTCTATCTGCAAACACTTCTTCAAACGAATGGTATTTGTTTGTGTCTATTTTATTAAAGTCTACATCTGTTATCTTTTTGCCATATACATTTTCTAGGTAATTGTTAAATACAAATCTATGTGTTACTAAATCCTTTTTTATTTCATATTGTGTTGTTAGGTTATCTAATGATGTTATCGTATCTGTTATCTTATCTCCTAACTCGTTCCTATGGTTTATATAGTCATCACCATATTTTTGTACACCATTATTTATTGCATTACACCCTAGTTTGTGGACATATTCATCATTAGCATTTTGTATATCGTTTTCATCTAATTGTTCTCTACATTCTTGGCTATATCTATCAAACTCTTCATCGCTTAATACCATGTATTTGCTTTCTATTCCTGCCATCCCTCTTAATTTGGCATTCATATAGTCATTAGTTGCACTTGTTTCTATCTTCTTTGGCTTTAGGAAGATTCTTCTACCATCTTTTAGAGTTATCCATTTACCCTCATCCATAATGCCCTCCTACTTTTCTCTCATTAAAATATAATTCTTACCATCTCTTACTTCTGCTTTTACTACTTGGAATTCGCTATTCAAATCGAATAGCACTTCATGTTCATTTGTATATCTACCATTACTGTTTAGTTTCTTTCCGTTCTTCGATTCTATTTCATATAATGTTTTTCTAGTTGTGTAGTATGGTACTAAATCTAAATCTTCTTTGTTACTTGATGTTGAATAAAAACTATTTATCTTTATCGTTTCATTTGGTTTAGGCAGTTCTGTTCTGTCATCATATCTCCACACTGTTCCTCTATATGAATCTAATTGCTTTAGCGAACTCGATACATCTTCTATATCTCTTA